CTGTAAGACCTTGGATGAGGGTATTTATATCCATCGCTGCAAATATCCCAATTGCTCCTGCAAATAAGAGCATAGAACCTGCTATCAACGTTATTCCTACAGATGCTGATAATAAAGTTTCTCCTATTCCAGAAGTTATAGCGAATGTTAAGGCTGTTAAACCTACGAGAATTACTGCTAAACTAACAGTTGCTTTCAATAAGTCTTGCCATGGAATTGCGGTTAATAGAAGTAATGCCCCAGCTAATATCTTTATTGCATAAGCGATTCCTATTAATCCAAGTGAGGCTGAAATTAACCCTACAGAAGACCTGCTCAATAAAGGCATAACTTTAGCTAATACAAACAATAGGGCTGTTGTAGTAATGAGACCTTTAACTAACGTTCCCCAAGATAGACCTTTAAGTTTAACCATTGCCCCAGCTAATATAGATACGGCTACCGATAACCCAATTATAAGCAGACTTAGTTGGTAGAGCCCTACGAACGACGCAGGATTTAAGGACGTAGCTAATATCTTAGTCGCCCATGCTACTTCTGCAAATAACAATCCTATGGCTGTTGCTGCAGTTGCTACTTTAGACGTCTCAATCATGGATATCGCTAATATAGAGGCGGCTAATAAACCTACTGCTATTGCTATATTTAGAATTATTTTTGATTTAACACTAGTTTGCCATGTTTCTAAACTTGAACGTAATACGTCAAGAGTCTCTGTTGCCCCTTGTACGAGCTTAGGAAGCCCTCTGAACGCTTTACCTATATCTCTTAACGCTAATAGTAATCCGAACTTTAAGAACGTTTCTATGGCGTGTATGACCTTCTCAAAGGTTATAGATTCAATCCCATAAATAACTTCATTTCTAAGAGAGTCAACTAGCTTCTTCATAATTACTTGTGCTGTTTGGAATACGTTTAATAATCCGTTGAATCCACCTTTTAACGTAGCTACTACTTTTTCAAGGAGGCTTGTTGATTGGATAACCTCACCAGTAGCAACATTAGCTCCAGCGGCATGTGCTGTGTACGCTGTTAGAGGATTCTCTACTCCTTTAAACGCGTTGATAAAACCTTTGATTTTAGATTTGATTACTTCAAACTTATCTCCTAAGGACGCTATAGCTAAACCTATGGCTTCAAATCTATTTTTGATTATGGTTGATGTAATTCCGCTTGCTTCTAATGCGGCACCTAGGCGTACGAAGGCTTGTGAAATATACTCTATAGATTTCCTAACGCCTGAGTTGAAAGTGTTTAATAGGAGTTGTCCAATTGCTTTGTATGTTTCGATGTTGAATAGTCCGAACGTATTAAGCAGTCTTTGTAACTCGATGTTGAATCCTGCAATTTTAGCTACACCATCTATGAAATATTTACCCACTGGGGCTAGAAATTGGAGAAGTTCCCAAATCTTAGTTGCTACGTACCCTATGATATTGCCTAAAGTTGTGAAAGTGGAACCGAACGCTGCAAATATAGTACCTAGTGAACTGAATTTCATTTGGCCATTTAATAAGAACTCCGTGAACTCTCTAAATTTCTTGGTTAGGAACACAAGACGTTCTCCCGTTATTGATGGTATTAGTTTACTAAACGCTTGCTCTATAGGGGCTATTAGGTTACCTATGATTATTAGGATATTCCCAATACCTATAAGTAAGTCTTTACGTCCTCCAAAGTCTGACCAGAATTTAATTACTTCGTTTCTAGCAGCGGTGATTCCTCCTACGAATGTTGAGAAAGCGTCGTTTATAGCTGTAAATAAGGCTGTTGATTGGTTCTTATCGCCTATTAACAATTCCCAAGTAGAAGCCCAACCAGAAGCTACCGCCTCTTTCATGGTACTAACTAATTTGGTAAATGTTGTTACGTTTGTAGCTGCGGCTAAAAGTGAAGGGTCCTTAGCCATCTTCTCCATTGTCTTGATAAACACTTCAGAAGATAACCAGCCTTGCTCTAAGGTTTCTCTAAAAGGTTTACTCTCATCAACGAATATTCCCATTGATTTAGCTGTATTTTTAAGAGCGTCCTGTGTCTTTTGACCGCCCATACCAGCTTGTACTAACGAGTTCCAGTCTATAAGTTTGAGCGACCCTGCGGCTACTGCTTGTGACATTTGATAAGTAGCAGCTGCCATTTTTTGTGCGTCTACTCCAAAACCTGCGGCTAAGTTAGACAAACCTTTTATGGACGTTACTGAGTCTTCTAATCCTACTCCTGCGGCTGTAAACTTACCAACATTGTCTGTCATTTGTGCAAAGTTATAAATTGTTTTGTCTGCGTACTCATTCAACTCAGCTAAAGAGGAATTAACGTCTTTAAGCGTAGTTCCTTTCTCAGCAGTGTTGGTCATTATTGTTTGAATCGCATTCATTTTGATTTCATACTCTTCGAATCCTTGGACGATAGGGTCTAGTGTAAATGCTGATGCTATTCGTTTACCACTCTCGATTGCAGAGTTAGTAACGTTCTGTATAGCGGTCATCCCTACAATACCCATGTTTGAAAACTTAGCGGATAGAGCATTTACTCCGTCTGCTATTCCAGCTAGAGAAAAGTTCCTTCCTGCTTGTCCTAAGCGTTCTAAACTCTTTGTTGATTCTTTAAGGTCTAGCCCACTCTTAAGATTATTAAGAGATTTTACACTGGTACGGATGCCTTCTTCAAATTGTTTATTATCAAAACGCATCTCTACGGTTCGGTTGTCGATAGTACTCATAAAGAATTAACCTCCCTAATTATGTCTTGCGTTATCTGATCGAACGTGGCTTTCATTGCTGGGTTAATGTAATCAATTCCTTGTACAAACCCTCCATCTTTTGTAGCATGTCCATATTGTATTAAAATTGCAATTGATGCTCCATTAACTATATGACTATTCGTCCATTTGATGACTGCACCAGTTGACGTTCGATCGATAACATAATCCCAAGAAGCACTAGTTAACCCTGTATCTATAGGCGTCGCTAAACTTAACTTACGTACGCCTTCTTCCCCATACTTTTGAAGAATTTTTATATAGTTAGCTTTCCTAGCCTTTTCAAAGAACTTATCAGTCTTGTCAAAGTTTCCACGATGCCTTATAGATATCATACTATCACCCCTTACTACGTAGTTCTTCTTTACGTTGTGCGTTTAAGGACGCGTTTCTGTTAAGTAGTTCTTTCTTGCCCATCTTCTTAGGAGGGGCGTTTTTAATGTTGCATATATTTATAAGCGTTAATAATCGATTTAAATGCCACTTCTGGCACTCGAATGGTATCGTTAGGGAGACCATCCAATAATATATCAATTCCGAAGTTACAGTTTCTTTAACCCCAGACTTCTTAGTGTCTACAGGAAGCGTTGATGCAGACATTGGAGAATCTATGTATTGTTTTATTGTTGTTATCATGTCGGACGTTAAGTTGTCTATCGTTTTATCATCTACGTTTTGTGTAACCACCATACATCGTATATAATCAGTTGTTTGTTCTACAGTTTTCTCATTTTTAGACAAGAAGGGTACGCCCCATTTTGTCTCCCATTTTGAAATAGAGACTAGTGAATGTTCTAACTGGATAGTCTGGGCTTTGGATAGGGTAAATTCGTTTGTGCTTTCATCATAATTTTCAACGGATGGTATAACTATAGTTAGCATCTCTAGTCTCCTTTCATTATTTTTAGTTAAATAGTACCCAATCTTCAGATAATACATCGTTTATTGATGGAACCCACATTGAAGCAGAGCCATCTACATTTTTTATTTGTAAATAAGGATTGCACACGAACAAGTCTCCTTCATTTATACCAAAAGCCTCAGCTGTCTGTTTATTACAAGGTATTCCCATAGGATAACCTTTTTGGTATACTACAAACATTCCTTTACCATTCCATCCAGCTCTAGCTATTTTTCTACCGTTTTTAACATGTATAATTGCGGTTCCAAAATCCATACCTATCATAATCTTCTCCCTATATTTAAAATTTATTTGTTTTCGGTAACTGGGTGTTCTAATATTCTTGTTGGTTTTGGTATTACTGCGTTGATAAACGTTGTAGCTTTATCGTGGTCCATTAACTCCATGAACAATTCACTATACGCTTCTGTAGCTGCAAACTGGTTGCGTAATTCTTGCGTCTTTATGAATTTTTTTCCATCTGGGGATTTTTCTCCGTATGCTTTTAGAATTATGTTCTTAAATATACTAAGTATCTTAGATGCATCTTTCTCTAATACTACGGTCTCAAGTTGTTTAGTTAGACCACCATCAGTAGCCATCTCAATTTCTAACGCTTCCGCTTTGGTTATGTTGAAATAGAAATCCTCAGTTCTTTCATTACCATCAAAATCTGTATACTTTATAGTTTTTTTTAACATGGCTTTCTCCTTTTCAAGTTAAATTAAAAGCCCCCGATTAAGAGGGCTAATATTATTATGCAGTTGCGAAGTTCTTAACAGTTGCTTCTAATGCTTGTGAGTAGATATCTACTACGCCACCAACGGTAACGATGTAAGTTGTTGCTGGGGAAAGGTTAACTGTAGGGTTGAAGGTAAGGATTTTGTTAGTAACATCCCAAGTCTTCGCTCCAGCTACAACTAAACCTGCCGCAGAAGTTACAACTATTGCTTCTTTAGAGATAGCGTTGTTGAATGTGATTACGATGTCAGCTGTTACTGCGATTGCTGTTGCATCATCTGCAGGAACTATTGTTGATAAGGCCACTGCTGAAGGAGCTGCTCCATCCATAAGAGTGTTAACTTCATTAGGTAATGGTAAACGAGGGTCTACTCCAGTATCTCCGAACAATATTAACTCAAGAGCTTCTAATTTAGCTGGATCTGCTTTGGTAGAGTCGATTACTAATGACGCTGTTGGTTTGAATCCTGTAACTTCTACTGGAGTTGTAGTAACGTCCCAAGAGAAAGTGATTGCTTCTGGGGTATCGTTAATTGTTTGGTATGCTTTATCTGATGGAGAAGCTAATGCCCCATAGATTAAGTGTAACTTATATCCATAAGCGGTATCAGATACGTCATTACCAATAGTAGTTTTGTAAGCCATACCGAATGAGGTTCTTGTTTGTTGGCCAATGCGAACGCCAGTTGATAATTCTCCTGAACCATCACACGCTTCAAATTCATTAGGATATGTGTACGCTTCTACTGTTGCTTGAAATTCTTCAACAGACATCAAGTTAAGATACTTCATATCATCAGCATATAAAGCAGTTGGCTCAGCTCCTGTAGGATTCTCTGATACTCCTACTAAACCATTCCACGCAACTCCTAATGGATATGCTCCTGCTACTTGAACATATAATACCCCATTCTTAACTCCTGTTTCATATTTTTTTTCACCTGTTTGATCCCATACAAGTCTAGACATAATGTTCCTCCTCAGTAATAGATGTTAAATACATCGTGATTTAAGTTATTTGTAACGTAATGCCTATCAAACGTACACATTGGCAGTTGTGCTATCCTATCAGGTATAGTACTATCAGGGTTCTTGTCGACCACTAATATTCTATACTGGATATTAAATGTATACGGCTTATTATTTGCAAACTGCGTATCACCAGAACTTCTTGAGTAGATGATACACGGATAAGCCATCTTAATTGTTTCTGGTGGTTGGAAGTATACATTTCGACTTCCAAGTATCGTTTCTAACTCGGTTTGGAGTTCGAGTCTACTACCCATTATACACTCCTCCTAAAGTTAGACGGATACGGGGTCTCAGGATTTCAATACTATTAATCTCCCAAGACGTCCCCATCCACTTAACATATTTCATTGTGTGGAAATTGTTATAGGCAAACGGGTCAGCGACAACACTGATTTCGTTGTTTATAGTCAGGTCGTCATTGACTTTATCTCCGTTTTGCCAGCGTTTAGTAGAACGAATAACGTTGCCAGAGTAAAGTCTTTCTGTTATTGTATTCTCCCATACACCTGGGCTAGTTTCACTACTCTCAGCGTATCCTATTTCCCCATAAAACTTTGCCATTTTGATTTCCTCACTTTCTATTAGATAACTGCTACTTGCTCTATGATGATTGCAGACTTAGGACGGATTAATGCTCCTGATACTCTAGTCTCAATCAAGTATTTGTATTGGTTATAGTCAATATCGAAATCGTCAAACATGCTAACTTGTCCGCCTTTGTCTGCACCCATTACGTAATCGCTAAGGTTAACAATCATACCAACAAGGTTCATTAATACTGGAACTACATCGTCAGTTTCTCTGCTCATACCAGCTAATACAGGAACTTCAACGATTTTAGATACACGAAGAGCTGAAGCTAACTCTGCAACGGAATTGTAGATTCTTCTTCCAGTAGTATCTTTCAACAACAACATATCAGTAACTCTGCTAGTGGTTGTGTAATAAGTAGGAGAACCAGTACCTCTGTAATGCTCATGTGATCTAATGATAGCTTCTATAATATCAGCTGTATCATCAACTGCAGGTATTGAAATGTGGTGAGAATACATGTCGTCATCTTTATAGATCGGACGAATGTTTTCTTCGTTAATCTTGTCAAGACTTGCTGGGTCACGACCGTCACCAACTAATACTGCTCTAGCTAGTTCTTCGTCTAACATTACTCTCATTTCAGCTTTCAACCAAGAAACAACATCCATATCAGTGAT